TTAAGAAACAATCTTCTGGTTGATGCCGCCGTTTAAAATCCACTGATTAACCGCACTTTCCAAATATGCTTTAGGGTGAGTGCGGACTGGTTTAGGGAAACAGTGCTTGCTTTGATAATTGTACATGGTCTGGCGTGACGAAATGCCAAGCTTCGCCATGACCTCGTTTTCAGGGATCAGTTTTATTTCTTGCATAGCTACCTCGGAAAAGCTGGTGGGTTAAAACTCTTGTTTGATGCTGGTGGGAAGATCGCCACATACTTGTGCCACAAATTTATCTATAGAATCTGGCTCAACCTGCGTGTCGCGGGTATGTGGATGATCAGGCAATACGAACTGACTTAGAGCCGTATTCAGGCGCTCGCGTAGCTGATCTGTTCCGTTATAAGAGATAGCCACTTCGAGCAGAGTATTCACGCAATCACGATAGATGTGTGGAGCGACTCTCGGCTTCATATTTTCTCCAGGTAATAAAAAACCCCGCCGGGGCGAGGTTTGTTTGGACTACAGATCTATCGGTTTGGGTCTTGGTCTTTCATGAAGAATTCTGACATCCACATTTTGTGGCTCGAATTCATCTGCAACTGCGAGCAGGTAGATTTTATGATCAAACTCAGATGTGTGAGTTACTACTCTGAACCTTTCCCATCTTAATGCCTGGGGAATTATTCTCTCACCCGGACGAATAGCCTGAGCCATTCCCGCGGCTAAAAATTCCACAAACTCTGCGCCATCGTATTCTTTATTGCGCAAAGCCCCTGCATGTCCATGTCCAAACACAATGAAATCAACATCCATGAAAACTCTCCTTATGGTGGTTACTTCTTCCCGTTAGCCTCGGCCATTTGCTGATAAACGGGTGATGAGCCGGTTGGCAGCCTTTTACTGACCTCTCTGTAGTGCGCCACTCTTTCGCGGAAGTAATCGCGCAGATGTGCTGGCTGCTCATTCTCTACCTGCATGGGTATTACAGGCATATTCATGCGCTCTTTGTACGCAACACCTGAAGCCGCCATATCGACGTTAACTTTATCCATTTCTTCTTTCGGCAGATTACCGAGGTTGTACGACATATCAACTCCTCATGTAAGCTCAAAATCGTCATCAAATAGATGCGCATTCTTTTGAACACTATTCATAGCCATGATAAATCGTATGCCATCATAAAGCGAAGTAGGGCGCTCGTACTCGATAATGAAAACGTCATCGTATGCTCGGCCTAACCAGTAACCACCACCGCAGTCTATCGGTCGCTGGAAGAAAACCCAACTACCTGGAAGGATGTAATCGACTGTATCTCCGCGATAAACAACCATGTACGCACTATCTTTTTTGCCCATAACTCGCACCACAAAATACTGTTTATGCATACAGTATAATTATGGTGTGGCGGGAGTCAATTGCCGCCCTCCGGTGCTGCATTGGGCTGCGCGCAAACTCCTACAGCAGCACGGTAAATTTCCTTAATAGTGTCCCAAGGAACAGTGATTTCCTCTTCAAACTCCCCGGCATCGCCACAATCATTACAGCCATCACCGCCGCACTCATTGCAGGTAACCGTCCGAGAAACCTTAAACTCCCCGGACAGCGCGCCTTTTGCGCCGTTAGCTGCGGTTAATGTCAGCGGCATGATGCAGTAGCCCTCCGGCACTGCTGGCGCTGGCGGGGTGGTGTAGAGCGGCGTGACAGCCCACCCATTGCTCATCCATTTATCTGCAACGCTCTTATACTGCGTGATTGGCCCATCATCATGACGCCATGCCACCGGCTGCGCCTCCCGGATAGCCGCCCGCACCATGTCGATCAGCTTGCGGATTGTTGCACCAATGCCACCAATATCCTCAAGTTTGCATAGCAATTCGAAGCCTGCATCTTGGTCACCGCCAGTCGCCTCTTCATGCACTGCTGCCTCGTAAATTTCCTGTAACTTCTCAGGCGTTAGCGTCTTTGTCATGGTCAATACTCCAGCTTCGTATCGTTTTTAAGTCCGCGTTCAGCACAGAGCCTGACCCAGCCCTTTTCTGCGGCCTTGGAGAAGAATTTTGCCCGGCATGACTCCCCCTTGCGAATGGCCATAAAACCCCGCCTGCGGGTCGTCAGCATCTTATTGAACTCTAACGCTGCCGGGACAAGCACGTCATACAGATAGTCAGCAGTTTCCATCTACTCATTCCCCTCTACGGCGAGAGCAAATGCGACCACATCGCTGGGACTGTCCGAGTGGTACCAAACAACGTTACCGGCCGATTGACCAACGGACACGCTGCCATCGCGGCGTTTTACGTCAACCTTTATCTTTGCCAACACTGGCGCGAACATGGCACCGGGCCATGCGATAAATCTTGCGCGTTCCAGACCGGCTATGCGCGAAACCGCCTCATCAAGAGCGCGAGCCGTGACATTAATTTCATTCGGCCCCGGCGCTGGTAGTTCGCCGGATTCAACTTTGCGCCAGTAGTCTGCAACATCGTTCAGTAGATTACTGCCCATTACTTCACCTCCACATCAGTAGAAATAGCCTGTACTACTGGCCTGCCTACAAGCTTTAAATCCCGCTGCCCTTCAAACAGCTTTCCCAGACGCCCGAGCGCTTGTTGCAGTGCCTGCCGGTATACCTGGTCAATTTTGCAATCCGGCCCCCATGAACCGAGGTTTGTCAGTTCAAGGGTGAGCGTTACCTTTGCGCCGGTTTTAGTTCTGACGATTGGTTTAGCCATGCTGAATTCCCCTGATTTGTCTCATGTAGCGGATCATTTCCGCACCTGCCCACATCCCAACCTGAACGCTCACGCCATTACCGATCTGCGTGTAAGCTGAGGTATCGGACACGGGAAAATTAAACCAGTCGGGAACGCCCTGTAGACGCGCATATTCACGTCTTGAATAGGGCCGTACACCGAGGGGGAAACGTTTATCCACTACGAGCCGGGTACTTTTGTCTTTCGCGTAGTGCGCCACGCAGGTAGGTGCGATATCGCCCTTTGCTGGGTCACTGATGATTGGAAAGTCCCGATATACTCCCGCCATGCGTTTTGCAATGGCTGATGGCAGTGTTACCTGCGGGTCATCCTCAAGAATTGCTGATAGCGGAATTTTCGCTGAATGCTCTGGCGGTCGAACGGCAAAGGAGCGTCGGGTGCCGATGATAATCAGTCGGCTCCTTTTCTGCGGTAACCATGTCTCGGATTTAATCGGGCAAAATACCTGAATGAAGTAATCCGGCATGCGGGTCATTGCTTCCATCACAACAGGGAAGGCTCGCATTCCAGGCACGTTCTCGATCACATAGAACTCTGGCTTTGCCAGCGCAAAATGGCGCAGGGCATGCAGGAACAAATCATCACCGGTGCGCACGCCGTGGATATCACCGATAGTGCTGTATTTCGTGCATGGGTATGTGAACACCATTCCGTCGCAGGTGTCCTGCTCGAATACCAGCTCCTTGCTGATGTCGCACTGTTTAATATGGTCGCCAAGGTTATGCCGGTACGTTTTGCAGGCGTCCGAGTCCAGCTCGAAAGCTTGGTTTACGGTTATACCCGCAGCCATCAAGCCTATGTCCATCAGGCCAGCGCCGCAGAAGTATGAATTAACAGTTACGGTCATAGCTTCACTTCCCTAGCGCTTTGGGCAGGAATAACACCATCAACAGGTAAGCATTCATATTGAGGCGGTAATCCCTGCTGGTGGATATCAGCAAGGCAATTCGAACGGTCTGGATATACCCAGCCCTGCGGCACGTAATCGCATGGCTGGTAGGTGTAGCAGACGAGAAGAAATAAGCCGAACATGTGGCATTCTCCAGGGCGGGTGATTAGGTATCGATTACAGAGTTGTAATCATTGTGTGTAAGCAGTTGCCAATTCTGGCCGTCGTCTTTTGAAAGTAATCGCCAGCGTTTATTCACCCGAAAGGTGAGGTATTTCTTACCGTAGGTTTTTCTCGGGAATATTTGATGGGCGATGAACTGATTTAATATTTCTAGCGCCTTAGCGGTTATCCACAAAGGCGCATTATTAAAGTTAATTTTGCTCATTGCTGGTGGTATTGATTTCGACAGCAGAACGGATTTCGGCCCGCAACGTTCTGATGTTTTCCCATTTATCACAAGGGATAACTTCTAAAAGTGAAATGAATTCACTCATATTCATCACTGAGTTTTCCAGGTCACCTATAGTCTCAGCCGAGACGTCATGCAACCGCTCATACATTGAGTCGATCACTTCAGCATTATCGAACTTGCTATTCAGCCAAGTGCGAAGCTCTACAGCTTCCTGATATTGGGTTATCAGCGTTTTGGCTTTGTAGATCACCTCTGTTGGCACAACAACGGCTTCTGGGTGCTCGAAAGAATCCGCCGCCCAGGTGTGAGCGAACTTCGATTCGTGGTACAGGAAGCCAGCTTTATCACCAAAAGCGGCTGCGGCACATGCCCATACCTGTATTCCACTCTTACTGATAATGTCGGTTTTAAGCAAAGGGAGCTGTTCGCTATCAGCTTGCACTGATTCATTTGTAGAAGTGGTGCTGTTAGTGTTTGCGGGTTTATTTTCTTGGCGATAATCATTGATTATCTGCATCACCTCGTCTTTGATTCCTCTGGAAAGCATCAGCATATCGCTCTCACCCTGGACAATAGGAACCGCGTCAAAGAGCAGCTCCAGCATCCTGCGGGCCTTTTTGGCACTGAATTGAGGCTGTGCGATGCTTTTAGTGACTTTCGTCTTACCGGCATCCTCTGCTTTCTTCATTAAGCGTGCGGCTTCGCGGTCAGCGTACACGCCGTGCTCACGGTTAAGCTGGATAGCCAAGGCATAATTCATAGAACCTGCCCTAACGAGGCTTTTAACGTACGGTGTGCATTCCTGTAGCTGAAGATGCTGGAGGATATCGGACTCGGAGCGTTTAACTTTCTTGGCGATCTCCGTATTGGTCCAGCCTTGATTCACTAGCCGCAGGTAAGCCGCGCCGCGTTCTATAGGTGTAAGCGCCAGCCCTTGTGAGCTGGTGACCATGAATGCGATTTTATCGGCCTCGGTGCCTTCGAAATCCTTACACTCAAGGCGTTTCACCTCATGACCGGCGGCAGTAGCCAGCAACGCACCGTGGTAGCGGTGGTGACCGTCGATTACTTTCACGCCCTGTTCCGTTATTTCAACAGCAAGAGGGGGAATAAATTCACCGGCAATCCAAGCATCCCTAAATTCTTCAACGTGCGCTTGGTTTAATTCGCGAACGTTATAGCCTTCCTCTGCATAAATTTCATTGAGAGGAACCATAAACGTTTTTCGGGTGGAAATATCAGAGCCAATACTTTCACGCGCTGCATAGCGCTGACTTAAAGTTGCCATAATTTATTGTTCCATTCTGAGGGGGTGAAAATGCTTCACTATGCGCCACACACGGCGGCGCATAAGACTGCACTTTATTTAATTGAACCTTCATAAACTGGGATGTTTTCGAGCTGGGTTTCCAGGTCTACGACGATCTCAGTGAATGCGTGCTCAACGATTTTCTTCGGTTCGATCAGCTCGTACCAAAGTGCTAAGCCACCATCTTTCAAGCGGTAGCGGATGCGAGCTTCAACTTGGTAAGGGGCACCGTTATGGAATGGCGCGATAGCGAGGCTGATTTTTTCAGGTAGGGAGGTGTTACCAGCCCCCTGTTTTTCATCGCTGTAGGACATCTGGAACGTACCGTCCTGCAAGCGACGCACCGACTTGAACTCAGCTTTACGCGTTTCTTGGAAAGCCAGCACCATTTCGAGCAGTTCTGTACCGGATGGGCCTTTATAGTTATCACTGACCGGCGCGATATCTTGGATGTGGTTTTCCAGGAACTCTGCAAAATCGGTCTGGTTCATAGGACGCCTGTCACGGGATGCCCACTCCTGCCATTCATCGGAATAGGGGCAGTCGTACACAGCGCGATGCTTAGCCCACTCCGGATACGCAGGGCCAGAGTGATAATCGAGAACGGCCTCAATGCGGGTTGCTGACTTATCGGCGAAAATGGCGGTACGCGGATCGGAGAACTTTTTAACGTAAGCGATCAGTGAGGATGCAGAAATTAAATTTACCGCTTGGCGAATAAGCGCCGGTTGCAATTGATAATGTTCGAGCGACTCTACATTGTGGCTGCGCGGGACTACGGCAACGGGGATATCGGTTTTCGGGGTGTGTGCGGTGATAGCTAATTCCTGAATTTCACGCACGGTGTTGTTTGCAAAATCTTGCATGCTATTTTCCTTAATTAATTAAGATATATATGGCTTAAATAAATTAGCCGTGGGATTGAAGTTTAATAGGAGCTACAGCCGGGCCGGTATTAATTACCGTTAAATCCATTTGCACTTGCGATGGATCATCACGCATTAAGTCGCCGTCTGCGGTTGAGAACATAATAGTGTCAGCCCGATCAAGTTCAGGAATTGATTTCTTGACGCTTGGGGTGATTTTCATTGTGTTTTCGTCTCGGGTATTAAGCATCTGGCAATTAAGCGTCAGAGTTACAGCGCCTTTCTTACCAGTTTCGCGAACCATTTTAATAACCTCTGCCAGCGCTTCGGTAAGCTCCTGGTCTAAGGTGCCTTTGTTGATATAAGCCAACTGCTGGCTAAAGGGGGTACATTTATTTTCAGACATGTCATTTCTCCTCGTCACATACAGAGAAGAACTCAGGCGGGGTGACGCCCTCCACGGTTAATGGATGCCTAAGTTCTTCTCTCTATGAAAGAAAAAGGGCGACCAGCCTATGAACATTATCTCCACTCCTCACGGGTTGAAGTTCGGTCTGGCCGCCAAAGACTACACACGCGGAACTATTAAAGCGGGGTGCCTTTCTGGCCGAGGATTTTCAGCAGACGGGCGAAGAAGGAGAGGCGAACGGCCTGCACGGTCGGGGCGACGCGCATAATGTCTACAACGATTGTGTTTGCATTGTGGTTGATCATGATGAACCTCCGCTCTACCGAGCTATTTAGATTTGATTGTTTTTGGCAGCAGACCGGCTTTAGCCAGCTCGCTAATAATCTTGTTTCGCAGGCCGTCTTTTGCTGCGGACAGGTGGAACCCAGAACCGGCGTAACGTACGAATACCGTGCTGCCGGAAACCTCGGCGGAGCCAGTGACGCCAGAATGACTAAAGGTGAGTGATTTCAAGCTTGCCTCTCACGCCGGTATCACCCGACTAAATAAACACAGAGCGGAACTGTTACGAGCCAGATAAGAAGGCCGAGCAGCACGCTGTAAATCACGGCTTTGATACCGTTTGCGCTCATGATTGCCTCGATACGCCGGTAGGGCGCTGTGGGTGTTATTTTTCGTACCCATTGCCGGTTGCGATAATGTTCTCAAAGACTGAAACCGTCATTCTCTCGTCAGGAATCCACTCCTGTTTTACTGTTGAAAACCTCCAGACGTTTTTTCCATCAGTTTTGTATTCTATTTTTGTTCCCGCGTGGATCATGTGCCTCATCGAGTAACCCTCTGCTGTGTAGCCCCGTTTCCGGGGCGCTGTATTAATCCTTCTTAACGAACATCGGCCATACCAGCGCGACAATTCCAGCAACCAGCACGCCATCAGCAACCATCGACATTAAGCGGCTGGTGAAGTCTACGGCGATGACCATGAACAACAGGAGGCCAATACCTGCCCACCGAAGCTTGGTAATCACAGGTACTGATCCAGAGACAACTGAAGAGCTTGGGCAATTTTCTTGAGCTGCTTCTCTTCTTCGGCGCCGATGCCATCGTTATCAGCGACATCCAAGCAGAGACACAGAACGTCGACGGCCTCAGGGGTGCCAGCCACATCTTCCAATTCACGTAGCGCCTGAGCATTTGCGCTACGCGGTGATGCTTCATAACGAGCGCGGATGTTGCTGCTCATCTGGGCGATCTCACCGGCGAACGGGGCGAATGCAGGCAGAGCGCTGATAGTTTTTTCCAGTACAGAGATTTCTTTCGCGTCACAGGTTTCATCTGCATAGGCAATCGAGTAAGCACCCCATACAGTTGCTTCAACCGCGTCGCGGTTTTCCATTTTTTTCACTTCAGCAACTGCTTTACGGGCTTTCTTTTTGAATATTCCAAACATGATATTTCCTTTCATTTAGTGGGTGGGTTTATGCCTACCGCCCCGTATTGGCAGCGGCAGGGTAAATCCACTCTTTCCTTAAAGAACGTTACAGGTCGGTCCCTCTCGGGGTCTGTGGGTGATTACGTCGCTCACCTGATGCGTGTTCCTGTTGGCTTCCTGCCATTCCGTAACGTTTGCGGCGGTGGTTTGCTGGTGGCGTTGCGTTGCTGATGGGTGTAATTTATCTCAAAGATAAATAATGGTAAATACCAAAATGATAAATAAATTGCCTTGGCGGGGTGGTTTTAGGTTAACTTTATGATATTAAATGATAAATAAATTTATCATTATTTGATGGGGGCGAAAAAAAACCAGCTTAAAGCTGGCGTTTTTGATGCGATAGATAGAAGGGGGGAGACGCTTTAACCTAACCGGGAGTATTCCATAAGCCACTTACCAACGATAAAACCTTCGATATGGAACTGATCCTCATTGCTGCGATCGATTTCCCATTTTTCGTATGAGGCATTATCGCTGATAACCACGAGCTTATCTTTGACCATCTGTAGTCTCTTGATATGAGATGCGGCACCATACGTAAACGCATAAATCCCATCACTTTTAAAGGACCGGACCGTAACGTCGATAACTACCAGCTCTCCTGGCGATATGGTCCCTTTCATGCTGTCGCCTGATGCAGTTGAAATCTTCAACGACTCCGCCGGTCTGCCTCCAAACATCCTCTTTGCATATTCAGGGTCAATCTCAATAGATTGAACTATATCAGGATAATCATTATTCATATGGCCGCTCCCACAACTATGCTCTGAATCCAACAGTTCTATCCTGTATGGATGATCAGTATAATTGTTTCCGACAGTATTTAAGCTGAAATTATTAGTCGGAGTGGGTAAATGCCTAGGTTCTGTGTTGTGTGGTGCTTCTATACCATCATGAGGCACGTCTAGCCATCCATGACGTAAGGACAAATTCTTCTCAATTCTACGCGCAACGATATCGCCGACATTGCGTGCCGGTGTTCTGCTTGTTAGTTGACTTAGCTGCGCTGGTGGCAAGCCCGCCATCTCGGCAAACTCAGCTTTCGTTTTACCTGCCTGAACATAACTGTCCATCAAGTCGCGCAAGTTATTGCGGCGTATGTCTTTAGTTTCCATTCCTAGATGTTCCCATCTATTAGCAAAATGATAAATATGCGCAATGATAAATTCTGCTTGCACATAATTTATCACAAAGATAAACTCACTTTATCTTTAACCAAGAAGGTAAATTTGATGAGCAACGATTTACTCCGCTGGAGGCAGTCAGCTTCAAAGGACGACTGGAAACGTCTTGCTCAGCTCTCTCGAACCACTACCGGGTATTTGGACCAGATCGCTTATAGCAATCGACGCGCCTCTCCCGATATGGCTGAGAGAATTGAGCTGGCTACCCGTAAATTTTCAGGCCTTGAGCCTGTTTCAAAAGAAGTTTTGGTGTTTGCGGTTTTGAAAGAGAAGGCCGCTTAACACCTGATGTAACGAAGTATGGCCTAAAGGTCAGCACAACGTAACCACAGCCCGAGGAATACAACTGTGTCACAGCAAAAAGCGCCGGATTGGCAGGCAGAGAAACAGCCTGAATGGGTAGTCAGTGTTGCCCGCAAAATTATCACTGGTCTGCCTGGCGGTTATGCTGAGGCAGCGCAATGGCTGGGGGTTACTGAAGATGCGTTGTTCAACCGTTTGCGCCCAAACAGCAATCAAATTTTCCCGATCGGCTGGCTCATGGTTTTGCAGCAGGCTGGTGGAAATACTCACTTTGCCGACGCTGTATCCCGCCAGTCGCACAGCGTGAACGTGCCTCTACCGAAAGTTGAAGACATCGACCGCGACGATATCAACAGCAAGCTGATGGAAGCCATTGAGTACATCGGCAAGCACTCCGAACTAGTCCGCAAATTTACTGAAGACGGCGAGATTGATGCTGTCGAGCGCAAAGAGCTGGACGAAAACACACACCGCCTGATGGCAACGTTCCAAGAGCACGTCATCTTGCTTTACAGCGTGTTCTGCCCCGCAGAGGAACCTACAACCGTGAGGTAAGCATATGCAGCCTGCTTCGTTTGTTCGAACCGTCATGCCTGCGGTGTTTTGCCGTGAGGATGCTACGTGGATTCAAGAGCAACTCAGCATGTTACCGCCTGCGCAGCGCGGAAAGATTGCGCTCGCATACACCGAGGCGTACCAGACCGCGTTTGACCTGGCCGAGGTTTCATACCAGCAAGACAACGCTGGCCGGAGAGCTGCGAATACCCGCCTTCGGCTGTACGTCGAACGGTATTCGCGAGCAGGCCAGGGATTAACTACCGCGCCACCGCTGGTGGGGCCAAACGGGAAAGCGGCATGAAAATTTTCAACGGTGTTTTTTTAAACGGGGGAGAGGGGAAGGGTAAGAGGGGGGAAAGGGGGGAGATCGGGATGGGGTGTGGGGGAAGGAACAGGCTTTACCAGAGGGACGATCTTTAAGGGATCGAGTAGTTAAAAAGCGCCAAACGGACATTTAGACGGCTAGACGATTAAACGAGGAATTTTACGATGATGCTTACCATCCAGCCACGCGAAAAACAGATTGTTGCACTGAATATGCTGCGCTCGGCATGGAAGCAACACAGCTCGTTCATGATGTACGCGCCCGTAGGGTTCGGCAAAACGGCAATCGCTGCGCTTATCGCTAGCGGGTTCATCAGTCGAAACATGCGCGTAATGTTTGTGGCCCCGTATACCGTGCTGCTTGACCAGACCGCTGCTCGATTCATTGAGTATGGTTTGCCAGCAGAGCAAATCGGTTATATCTGGCGTGACCATCCGGCTTACGACCCGAGCCGCCTTATACAAATCGCCTCTGCCGATACGCTGATTCGCCGTGACCTACCCGACAACATCGACCTGTTGATCATTGATGAAGCCCACCTGAAGCGCAAAAAGATTCTGGAATTCATCGAATACCTGACGACCAATACTGACGTGAAGGTTGTCGGTTTGTCTGGTAGCCCGTTCGCTGCGTGGATTGGGACCTATTACCAAAAGCTGATCAAGCCCACGACGATGAAAGAACTGATCGCTATCGGCGCACTGAGCAAATACGAATTTTACGCCCCATCACACCCAGACCTGAGCGGTGTGGAAACTTCAGAGCAAGCAGGCTATGGGCGCGACTACAAAGAGCAGCAAGCCGCAGATGTTATGAGTGACCCCACTTTGGTGGGCGATATCGTTAATAACTGGCTGGAGAATGGCGAAGACCGCCCGACGATCTGTTTCTGTGTCAACGTGGCCCATGCTAATTACGTGACAGTTGAATTCAGCAAAGCCGGTGTAACCGTTGAAGTGATGACGGCGGCGACGCCACACGAAGAGCGCCAACTGACGATCCGCCGATTTGAACAGGGCATTACAAAGATCATCATCAACGTCGGTGTGCTGGTGGCTGGTTTTGACAGTGATGTCCGCTGCATCATCTTCGCCCGCCCGACAAAATCAGAAATGCGTTGGATTCAGATTTTGGGCCGCGGTCTGCGTACTGCTCCAGGGAAAGATCACTGCCTCATTTTCGATCATACGGGCACTGTTCATCAGCTGGGCTATCCCGACGACATAGAGTACGACTACCTGCCCGCCACCTCTGACGGTATGGAAGATGCCCCAGCACGCGTTGTTAAGACTGAACAGGCAGAGAGTCTCCCGAAAGAATGTTCTCAATGTCATTACGTGAAGCCTGTCGGCGTCTACATCTGCCCTAAGTGTGGTTTCAAGCCGATCGCCGGTGAAGACATCGATACAGATAGAACACGCGGCCTCAAGAAAGTTAAGCAAGCCAAAGAAGTGATCTCGAAAGAGGTTAAACAGGCTTGGTGGAGTCAAATCCTCTATTACCAACGCACCCGCAGCGCTCAGGGCAAACCTGTAAGCGACGGCTGGTGCTCGCACGTCTACCGCAAAAAATTTGATGCATGGCCTAACGGGCTGCACAGAACGCCAATGGCCATTACGCCGGTGGTGAGCAATTTCATTAAATCAACACAGATTGCCTACGCAAAATCTAAGCAGGGGAAAGCCGCATGAATACCAAACAGGCAGCTATCGGCCACTGGCCGAAAATACTCGAATTTTACGGCTTACCTCCAGTCACTGGGAAAAATCATTTTAAAGGGGAGTGCCCGTTATGTGGGCGTAAGGGGAAATTCCGTTGCGACGACAAGAACGGCACAGGCTCATACATTTGTTCATGTGGTGCCGGTGACGGCTGGGCGCTGCTGACCGGTGCCACCGGGAAGGACTTCAAAACACTGGCGTCAGAGGTCGATACGCTGGTGGGCCGGACTTATTCACCCGAAGAGAACTATCAGGCTGGTGGGCCTTCTTCTGGCATAGCTTCCCAACGCCAGCGCGTAAGCTGCAAATTTGCAGGATTAAAAGGGTTGCGCGGTACCGGCGCTGACCAGTACCTGAAACAGCGGGGCATCACCAGCCTGCCGATCGAGAATGTGCGTTTCTGTGAACGTCAACGCGCAGCCGGTGGCGAGTACCAGTCAATCTATGCGTTAGCAACGGATGACAAAGGCGAACTGTGTTACCTGCACCGCACTCTGTTGGACGGTGACCAGAAAGCCACAGTTGCCGGGGCACCTAAGAAGATGATGAAGCTGCAAGAGGACAGCTACCTTGAACACGCATCATCGGTGGCCATCCGCATGTTTCCACCGTCCGCGACACTGGGTATCGCCGAAGGCATAGAGACGGCCTTGTCTTGCCATCAAATAACCCAGTGCAATACCTGGGCGACATTAAACGCCACCTTCATGAAGAAATTCCGCGTACCTCGTGGAGTTCAACGCCTGATTATCTTTGCCGACGCTGACCAATCCGCCACTGGTCATGCTGCGGCGTTTGAATGTGCCCGCGCCAACCTACTGGCAAAAAACGATCTCCAACAAGTCTCAGTCCGCTGGCCTAAATCCGGCGACTTCAACGATCTGCTGCTTAACGGCTCAGAAGTCTACGAGTGGATATTCCACCGTGAGGGAAAAAATGAAAAAGCCAACTAAGCCCAAGCAGTACAAGGATAAGGTCTGCGCTCAGTGTGAAACGACATTCACGCCAGAGAAGTACCTACAGAAAGTCTGCGGCCCTCTCTGCGCTATGGCATACCAGCGTGACGCACGTAAGCGCCTGGCTGAAAGGGAACGCAAAGCCAAGTTGAAGATTCGGAAGCTGGCCGTTAAGCCGCTACAGTATTTCATCAACCAGGCACAGACCGAATTTAACGCCTACATCCGCGAACGTGACGCCGACCAGCCTTGTATCAGTTGTGGCCGCTACCACGAAGGCCAATATCACGCCGGGCATTACCGCACCGTGGGTAGCAATCGAGAGCTGCGTTTTGATGAAGATAATTGCCATAAGCAGTGCTCGGTCTGTAACAACCATAAATCTGCGAATCTGGCGGAATACCGCCCTAACTTGATCGTCAAGATAGGCCAAGCCCGGTTTGACCGGTTAATAGGCCCGCCGCCCAAGCTCGGGAAGTTAACCCGCAGTGACTACGAACGTATCCGCGATACATATAAAGCCAAGCGCAAGGCATTGAAGCAGGAGAAGGCCGCATGATGACCCCACAACAGAAAAGAACGTTAACGCATGATTCATGGACCACTGTTTCAAGGGTTACTCGTAAGAAATACCTGGGTAAGTTCCAGCGGCTAACCCGCTTGCAAACATTGTGGATCAGTTCGTTGCTGAATGCCTGGGGGGATATGTACGGCGGCAATACAGATGGGAAGTTGAAGTGTAGCGGCGGTAGTGGGATGTGGCGTCAGGTTATCAGTGAAGATTGGGATATTGAAAGCGCGGCCCGGATTGTAAAAGTGATGGCTGACCTTCGCAAGTTGGGGTATCGCGGTGAGGAACAACTGAAGAAAGCAACAACCATTCTCTGGCCTCAACGGTCGCTGGAATCAATGATGGCGGCAGCAGACGTGGAGGAAGAAGGCGACTTCATGGAAAAAGCAGTACTGGCGTCGATGAAGCATGACAACCCGGTCTACGTCATCGGAAAGCTGTTTTACACGGGGCGGAACAACACCGTCTCGGTGCTGGGGCGGTATATGCAAAATCATTACGCTCCGTGGCTGACTCGTGATCAAGTGGATGACAGGGTGCGCTGGTGCATCGAAATATTCAATTCTGCTGTGTACTTCGCCGTTCGTGACGCTATTTGCATCGAAAATGAAGAATATTGCAAAAATAACTTGAAAATAGCCAAGGAAACTGCATAATACAGGTATGCTTTCGCGAAGCTGTACCATCAAGCGACTGAATAAACTGACCTGCTGTTTGCAGGTCTTTTGCTATAATAGCTCCTCAAAATAGGAGGAGTTATGAGCTGGCCAGGAATTCCCTTCAGATTTTTTTCGCATGAATCAATAGATAGATTGTCTATATCATTAAGCGAAATTCCAAATCTAAAAATAGAAAGCCCAACGGATTATAGTGTTATTGCTATAACCGCTGGAGTTACCTTACTTGCTGGTTTGATACCTGCTTTAATTGCGTGGTTTACATTTAGGCGAAATGCAATTAATACAAGAGTTGAGCGCATGCAACAACACAGGTTTTTAAGAACTGAGCGGGCAGAACAACAGAAGTTTTTAGTTGCTGAGCGAGCATCTCAACATGCATCGCTTGAAAAAGATAGGTTGGTGCAGGTGCAAATTGCAGAGAGGAACTTTAATTTACAAGTTTTATCTGCAAACAGACAGGCTTGGATTAATGAACTTAGAGGGCTTGTTTCTGAATATGTATCCAACATTCCTTTCTTATATAAGGCGAAATTTAATCACAATCAAATTTGTGACCGAATGAATGAATTAGAGGGCGAATTTAATAATATTAAAAGTATCACAGATCTTGATGCTATGGCTACGGCTACTACGAAGTATAGGGAACGATTCGAGAAGACCAAGACTGAGGCAATTGTAAGTATTGCGGATTTTTCTGAAAAGCAGAGGAATGATAAAGTCCTAACTGCGAAAATCAAGTTAATGCTAAATCCTACAGAAGAGAACAGTGCAAAGTTACTCTCATCGTTTGAACTTATTCATTCAAGGATTGAATCGTTAAAATCTGATGATCTGAGTGAATTTAAGGAAATTTATGAGGAAATTAAAACCTTGATAAACACTCTTCTTTCTGACACTCAGTTCGTATTGAAAAATGAATGGGACAGAGTTAAGAAAGGTATTTGATTTATTCTTTTTTACTTGAAATATAATTTGATTGACTGATGCTTTATCTTATTAATAAATAATTTCATAATGTAAATAAAAGGTTGCTTTCAAGCGACCTTTTTTTATTTCTACCACCCGACAATCGGGCGCAGCCCCGACAGGGGGAGGATATGAGAATGCCAAGCAATCCGCACAACTGGACGGAACTGAGTGAAATGTTTGCGAGCTGGTGGCGCGGAGATGTGCCAATTGGCGGCGTGATAATGGCTGTGGTTATGGCGGTGCTTCGCATGGCGTACTCCGGCAGTAGTTGGAAAGAAACCATTTTTGAAGGGCTGATGTGTGGGGCCTTGGCCCTTACGACTTATTCCGCCCTGGATTATTTCGACGTGCCGAAAGCCTTAACGGTTGGTATCGGTGGCTTCATTGGCTTCATCGGTGTGAAAAAGCTCAGTGCGTTCCTTTCCGGGTATGTCGGTACCCGCTTCGGCGGCGGCAACGATTCAAAACCACAGGCATAAAAAATGACACAAAACGAATTTCAACGGGCGGCTGGCATCAGCGCCGGGTTAGCTACGCGCTGGTATCCGCACCTCATCGCAACGTTTGCGGAGTTCGGTATCACAAAGCCGATTGAGCAGGCGATGTTTATCGCGCAGGTTGGGCATGAGTCGAGCGGGTTCACAGCATCAGTCGAATCATTCAACTACAGCGTTGATGGACTGATGCGAACCTTCGGTCCGCTTTCCAATGCTAAGCGACTCAGCCATCAACAATGCACCGCACTGGGGCGCACCATTCAGCAGTCAGCAAAACAAGAGGCTATCGCTAATCTGGTTTATGGCGGTAGAGAGGGTAACAGGGCGGCGGCAGACGGCTGGAAGTATCGCGGTCGCGGGCCAATGCAAACGACTTTCCTGAACAACTACCGTGCTTGTGGTTCAGTCCTGAAGCTTGATTTGGTGGCACACCCCGAACTATTGGAAGAGGACCGCAACGGCATGCGTTCTGCTGGCTGGTTCTGGAAGGCGAACAACTGTGGTCGGTATGCTGATGACGTCGTGCGATGCACATTCGTTATCAACCGAGGCAAGAACGGGTTGAAAGAGCGTAAAGAGCTTTTTGAGCGTGCCTGCAAGGTGCTGCTATGAGTTGGTTCCCGCTATCTACAGGTAAGGCGATGCTGGTGGCTGCTGCCCTTGCCATGTTCGCTTGGTTAGCGGTCAGCAACTGGGGATTCCGTAAAGAGCTACTGGCAAACCAGAAGGAGCTTGATTCGGCGAAAAGAACGGTCGATCAACAATCGGGCATCATTTCCGTACAAGCATTTAATTTCCAGCGCGCCAATGAAATCAGCGCCACTGCCGACCGGTATGGCATGAAAACCGACGCCGCCACTCAGGGGAAAGAAATTGAATACCGGACGATCCTCAAAAATCAACCGACGTGTGATCTGGCTGTTCCCGCTGCTATTGCTGGTGGGCTGCTCGACTACACGAACCGTCTACGTTCCCGCTCAATGTCTGGCGATACCACCAACACTGACACAACCGGTGCTGGCGCCACTGCCTCCGGCACGCTGACATATTGCCAGGCTGTTTTGTGGATTGACCCGCTACTTGCTGCGCTCGACAAGGCGAACAACCAACTGCTGGCGATACGCCAGTTAGACGCAGAAAGGATGAAGCAATGAGCAGATATTTTTATGAACAGCGTCGCAAGCGCGAACAGGAAGAGCGCCGCCGCCGTGAAGCACAGAACGCGGGTAGTGCCGGCAGTGATCTACTGAATCCGCTAAACCCTGTAAGTCCACTGTGGATTGGTGCTGACTACGCCAGCGGTAGTGATTCGAGTTGCTCCTACGACAGCGGCAGCAGTTCCAGTGATTCAGGATCATGTAGTTCTGAATAACCCCGCTACGGCGGTTTTTTTATGCCCTCAAACTGGAGGCTTTAAATGTCCGAAACAGTAGAAATCACTCAGGCGAAGAGCATCCGCCTTAAAATTTTGTCTTTGGTGGGATACGACACCGCCGCAGCTGCAAGCGCTATTGATTTTGTGGCGGACGATCCTTTTAAGGCTGAGCTATTTGAACAGCAATATAACCGCTTCCTCCTCGATTACGGTGAGGTAATCGCCCGAACACTTAAGGCAATTCAAGAAAGCAAAGAAGCGTTGGCACTCTTCGATACACCCGCCGTTTAAGCATCGCAGCAGCCATTCAGTGAGTGGCTGATTCAATGCTACGACCAAGCCATCAACCTGCATCAGCGGGCTGGTGGCTTTTTATATTCCACTGCCACACCGCCTAAATAAGCCATTTATTGGAATAAACGCTCTGTTTTTGAATGCAGGCATGCGGTGCGTTGCCGGGGTTATATCCAATAAACCAGCAGGAAATTCTAAATCATGAAGCAAAAATCATTACGCGATGTGATGGGCGGCCTATTGCAGGTGACTGTCACGGACAACGGTTATGAGATTAGCCACGCAGCAGGCGTTGCCTGTTATGACAGTTTTGGTTATCGCACAACTGTTAACGGTATCCCCGAGTATTTCCCTAAATCTATTTCGGTGAAGGGTTCCGTGCCGGTCACAAATCTTCATGTTGGCGGACACATCGGTAAGCGCCTGGCCGATGCCGTAGGTGTAACGGAGGCCAACTCAGCAATCAAACAGCTCTCGCAGGCGTTCTCACAAGGGCAACTGCGCGGCGATGAGTTCAACCCTGTCATCTCACGCGGTGAGACCGTTCTTCCACTGTCTGCGCCAACTCTGCCGCTGACTAAATCCCTGGAGGAGTTGGAGCAGGCTTATGCGCAGTGGGAAAAGACCAGGGATAAAATCTTTGAACAGGTCGCCCACGACGTTTTGAGGTGCGCGATTAACAACCTGATTACGAAAGCCATTGCGCAGTGGGACACCAATCCATCCGTCAAGCGTTAACTACCACCTACTAACCACCACTAACTACCAAGAGAAACCATCATGTACACACTGAAAATTGTTACTGCTAACCGAAACGAAATCATCTATGCCGTTGATTCCATCGAATGGAAACGGGTAGAGAAAACAATCTATGGCGATACCAGCACCGGCGATCCATTGAAGCTTACCCTTCTTCCTGGTGATACAGCCTACCTGGCTAATAGCCACAACCGAACGGTTGCGACGTACACCAACCCGGTAACGCAAAGCGAGGCCGCCGCGTGAAAGAGCCGAGGATATACGGCAGCAAGTGGGACAAGGCACGCCGTGCATTCCTCCAACAAAACCCGCTGTGTGTCATGTGCGCACAGCAGGGCCGAACAGTAGCCGCTGTTGTCGTTGACCATATCGAACCGCATAAGCTGAAGGATGCGATTAAGTCCGGCAACTCAGTGTTGATTGCGAAGGCGCAGAAGCTGTTCTGGGACAAGAAGAACTGGCAGGGCTTATGCACCCCTCACCACAGCGGCACAAAGCAGCGGATGGAGAAGAGCGGCACGGTCATCGGATGTGATGCCGACGGTATGCCGCTCGATCCTAACTCGCACTGGAGTAAGTGATGACTGATGACCAACAAACGTTACTGATGTTCAAGGGCCTGATTGCTTCGCTATCAGAAGAAAGCCAGGCGAAGGTGAAGGAAGCAGAGCAAAGGTTGCGTGACGTGCTACGCAGCTACCCTGACGGTGAGGCTATAGTGGCCTTCGGTTTCATCGGTGCTGAGCTTCAAACGGGTGGTATGGAAACGATTGAAAAGTGAAATCATTGCAAATGCAATGATAATGATTCGCATCAACCGAGGGGGGAGGGGAAAACTTCAAACCCTTTGCTCCGAATGACCTATCACCGTCCTTTCTGTGCACAACCGCGAAATGAAAAGTTTTTTTCTGGATGATTTTTCAATCATTTTGAAATGGTTTCACGTGCAATAATTTCCATAGCAATCAATAAAATGTCGCCGTCTGATGGGAGGTTTCTATGGCCGGTCGTCGCCCGAAACCGACCAAATTAAAATTGGTGACTGGTAATCCGGGCAAAAGAAAACTTAATGATAATGAGCCGCAGCCCGCCCGCGAAATTCCCAGCCCTCCATCTCACCTTACTGATTGGGGGAAGACTGCCTGGGGGCGGATGACCGTTCTTCTCGATGGCATGGGCGTTTTGACTGTTGCAGATACTTTTGCACTTGAGCGCCTGTGCGATATCTATGCTGACATCCTCCAGCTCCGAAACACGATCACCGATGAGGGCCGCACTTATACGGTTCAGACCGAGGGCGGTTTTCTGATTAAGGCTAACCCGGCCGTATCCATGCTGGCAGATGCCGATCGGCGATTTAAAAGTTATTTGGTGGAGTTTGGTCTGACGCCGGCCGCCAGGTCAAAGGTGCAAGTCAATGGTGGAGAAAAAGAAGAAGACCCGCTCAACCAGTTCTTCGGTTGATCCCGCAACGCAATACGCAATGGACGTCACTTCGGGTAAAGAGCTGGCTGGGCCTGATATTCGTAATGCTTGTGCCAGGCACCTGCGTGATCTGGAACATGGCCCGGCACGCGGGCTGGCATGGGATGCAGATTCCGCTCAGCGGGCGATAGATTTCTTTTCGAAAGTGCTCAAGCTGAACGGTGGGGAACATGAAGGGCAACCCTTTATTCCGTTAGCCTGGCAGTGCTTCGTCATTGGTTCCATTTTTGGATGGAAGAACAGCGACGGATATCGGCGCTTCCGAATGGTTTACGTTGAGTCAGGTAAAGGTTCGGGTAAATCCCCGCTCGCGGGTGGCGTTGGGTTGTACTGCCTGGTTGCTGACAAAGAACCTCGCGCTGAGGTCTACGCAGCGGCCACCAAGAAAGACCAGGCGATGATCCTTTTCCGTGATGCTGTCGCAATGGTTGACCAATCGCCCGCGTTATCACAACGGATAGATAAGTCAGGCGGTACCGGAAAAGAGTGGAACCTGGCTTTTGTTCAGACAGGTTCGTTTTTCCGTCCAATAAGTTCCGACGATGGCCAGTCTGGCCCGCGCCCACACTGCGCACTGATCGATGAGGTGCACGAGCACAAAAGCAACCAGGTTGTTGAGATGATGCGTGCGGGGACGAAAGGCCGCCGGCAAGCGCTCATTTTCATGATAACCAACAGCGGCCACGATAAAACGAGCGTCTGTTACGACTACCACGAATATGGTCGGAAGATTGCGGCAGGCATGGAAGAGGATGACAGCTTCTTCAGTTTCATTTGCTCCCTTGATGAAGGCGACGATCCTTTCAAGGATGAGTCGTGCTGGAAGAAGGCCAACCCGTCATTGGGCCACACATTCAACGAGCGATATCTGCGTGAACAGGTTACCCAGGCACGCGGCATGCCAGGCAAAGAAAGCATTGTCCGCCGGCTTAACTTTTGCCAGTGGGTTGATGCGGCTAACCCGTGGATGGGTAGCGATGTTTGGATGGGGTGTGAGTCTGATTTTGACCCGGACGAGATGATCGGGGAGGAGTGTTACGGCGGGCTGGACCTGTCAGGAACGCGAGATTTAACCTCGCTGGCGCTTTATTTTCCAAAACGTAAGCGGTTGATTGTCGAATTCTGGACGCCGAAAGAAACGCTGCTTCACCGTGCGAAGACTGACCGTGTTCCGTATGACATGTGGGAAAAGAAAGGTTTTATATTCTCAACGCCGGGTAATGCGGTGAAGTACGGATTCGTTGCCGAGCGGATCGCCGACTTGGCCCTCCGATTTCACATCAAGGCGATCGCCTTCGACCAATACCGAATCAAATACCTGGAACCTGAGCTGGAGGAGGCCGATGTGAGCGTGCCGCTTATTCAGCATGGGCAGGGTTTTTACAAGGCGGCCGATTCTGGGCTGTGGATGCCGCACTCTATCGAGCTGTTTGAAGGGCTACTGGATGACAAGGAGATTGAGATTTTGACCAACCCTTGTCTGCGCTGGAATGCAGCCTCGGCGGTTATCGAAACGGATCAGAAGAACAACAGAATATTTGCGAAGAAAAAAAGCACCGGTCGAATAGATGGTGTGGTTGCGTCAGCAATGGCCATTGGGGCGGCTGATGGGGAGGTTGAGGACGATTTCAACCTGGATGATTTCCTTTCCAGACCGTTGAGTATGTGATGGCAGAAAATAATTACAGTATTGACCTGCGAACCAATAACGGCTGGTGGGCGCGTGCGGCGTCGTGGTTTGTTGGCGGCCGCCTGGTCACCCCTAATCAGGGATCGCAAACCGGCCCGGTATCTGCCAGCGGTTCTCTCGGTGATTCCACTGTTACCGATGAACGGATATTGCAAATATCCACCGTGTGGCGATGTGTAAGCCTGATATCGACGCTGACCGCCTGCCTGCCGTTGGACGTGTTCGAAACCAACAAGGAAGATAACCGAACCAAGGTGGGGCTGGATAACTCTCTGGCCCGTCTGCTGCGGTATTCACCTAACCCCTACATGACCTCGCAGGAGTTTCGCGAGGCAATGACCATGCAGCTGTGTTTCTATGGCAACGCGTATGCGCTGATCGAGCGTAATAGTGTGGGCGACGTAGTTAGCCTGATCCCCTTGCTGTCGGCAAATATGGATGTACTGCTGGAAGGGAAGCAAATCGTTTACAAATACCAGCGCGATCATGAATTTGCCCGCTTTAAACAGCGCGACATATTCCACCTGAAAGGGTTCGGTTTCAGTGGGTTGGTGGGGCTGTCGCCTATCGCCCATGCGGCCAAATCTGGCGGCGTTGCGGTGGCGATGGAAGACCAACAGAGAGATTTTTACGCCAATGGCGCCAAGTCTCCGAAAATCCTCTCGGTTGGTGACCGGGTGATGACGAAAGAACAGCGCGATCAGGTCGAGGAGAACTTTAAGGAAATTGCCGGTGGTCCGGTGAAAAAACGTTTGTGGATATTGGAGGCAAACTTTACGGCTCACGATATCGGTGTTAGCCCGCAAGACGCCGAAACAATGGCCTCCCGCAAGTTTCAGGTCAGCGAGCTGGCGCGTTTCTTTGGCGTACCGCCGCACCTTGTCGGCGACGTTGAAAAATCGACGTCATTTGGTACCGGCCTTGAACAGCAAAACCTCGGTTTTCTTCAGTACACCTTGCAGCCATATATCACGCGCTGGGAGCAGTGTATTCAGCGCTGGATTGTTAAGCCGGCTGATTTGGGGCGTTACCACGCCGAACACAATCTCGATGGGCTGTTGCGTGGTGATTCTGCATCGCGTGCCACCTTCATGAAAGCAATGGGGGATGCAGGCTTGCGAACCATTAACGAAATGCGGCGCCTGGATAACTATCCGCCGTTACCGGGTGGAGACGTCGCTATGCGGCAATCGCAAAACGTACCACTCACCGATTTAGGCAAAGAACCCCGCGAAAGCGGGGTTTAGTTTTTTAGGGGGCTTTGATGCCAGACATTAAAAAAACGCTGTCCTTTGAAGAGACGGAAATCAAATTTCTTGGGGACGGTACGCAGGGCATTTTCGAGGGCTATGCGTCCGTGTTCGGCAATGTCGATTCAGATGGCGACATTATCCTCGCTGGCGCATTCAAAAACACCCTGCAAACCCAAACCCGCAAAGTGGCGATGTTCTTCAACCACCGCGCCTGGGAGCTGCCTGTCGGTAAGTGGGATGCGTTGCAGGAAGACACAAAAGGGTTATTTGTCCGTGGGCAACTTACCCCAGGACATAGCGGCGCCAGTGACCTGAAAGCGGCCATGCAGCACGGCACCGTTGAAGGAATGTCCGTCGGCTTCTCGGTGACCAAAGACGATTACTCGCTGGCGGCGAACGGCGGACGAATGTTTAAAAACATTTCGGCGTTGAGAGAGATCAGCGTATGCACCTTCCCGGCTAACGAACAGGCCGGTATATCGGCGATGAAGAGCATCGACGGTATTGAAACTATTCGTGATGTTGAGAACTGGCTGAGGGACTCAGTGGGTTTAAGCAAATCACAGGCAGTGGGGCTTATTGCCCGGTTTAAGTCGGCTGTTCGGGGCGAGTCCGAAACTGACGAAAACAAAACAGAAATCTCTGCGCTGATCGAGCGCATTAGTTCATTCCCTCAATCATTAGGAAAATAACATGTCCGAATTAGCCCTAATTCAAAAGGCGATCGAAGATTCGCAGAAAAACATGACCCAGCTTTTCGATGCTCAGAAAAAAGAGATTGAAGAGACGGGCCGTGTGTCCAAACAACTCCAGGACGACCTGGCCAAAGTACAGGAAGAACTGACCAAATCCGGCGCTCGCCTGTTCGATCTGGAGCAGAAAGGCGGCCCAGGGGCCGAAGACCCCGACGCCAAGAAAGATTTTTCCGAGCGAGCCGCAGAAGGTCTGATTAAGTCCTGGAACGGCAGCACTGGCTCCTTTGAAGCGAAGACCTTCAACAAATCGCTGGGCAGTGATGCTGCCTCTGCCGGCTCGCTGATCCAGCCGATGCAGGTGCCAGGTATTGTTGCGCCGGGCCTTCGTCGTTTGGTTATCCGTGACTTGCTGGCGCAGGGCCGAATTTCCAGCAACTCGCTGGAATATGTGCGTGAAAAGCTGTTCACCAACAGCGCCAAGCCGGTTAAAGAGAAGGCGCAGAAGCCGGAATCTGACCTGACCTTCGAAAAACAAACGGCGAACGTGAAAACTATCGCCCACTGGGTGCAGGCATCTCGTCAGGTCATGGACGATGCGCCAATGCTGCAATCCTACGTCAACAACCGTTTGATGTACGGGTTGGCGCTGGTGGAAGAAGACCAGTTGCTTAACGGCGACGGTTCCGGGGATAACCTGACCGGCATCAATGCGGTGGCAACCGCGTATGACACTGCGCTGAATGTGGCCGGCGACACCAAGGCGGACATGATCGCCCATGCGATCTTCCAGGTCACCGAGTCAGAATTTAGCGCCTCGGGCATCATCCTGAACCCGCGTGACTGGCATAACATTGCCCTGATGAAAGACGGTGAAGGCCGCTATATCTTCGGTGGGCCGCAAGCGTTTACCAGTAACATCATGTGGGGCCTGCCGGTTGTTCCTACCCGCGCCCAAACGGCGGGTACTTTCACCGTGGGTGGTTTCGACCTGGCCTCTCAGGTCTGGGATCGCATGGATGCCACCGTTGAAGTGAGCCGCGAAGACCGCGACAACTTCGTGAAAAACATGCTGACCATTCTGTGTGAAGAGCGCCTGGCGCTGGCGCATTACCGCCCATCTGCGCTGATCAAAGGTAGCTTCACACCGCCGGCTGGCGGCTAATAACCATTGTGGAGAGGGCGGCGTTTGCCGCCCTGATTAATTATGGCGATTGTTGTCACTGATGTAGTCCCGATCGAGGAGCTGCGCCAGCATATCGAATTTGATGGCGACGACCGCGACGCGCTGATTAAGCGCTATGCGCAAGCCGCGTTGAATTATTGTTTGCGTTGGTGCGATGACCCCAGATGGAAGGTTGCAGCAGATATTCCGGAGCCGGTTGTATCAGCGATGCTGTTGGTGTTCGGCGATCTGTTTGAACACCGCACCAGTCAGAGTGAAATTCAGCTGTATGCCAATGCGGCCGCAGAAAATTTGATGTGGTCATGCCGAAATTGGCGCGGTGTAGAGCCAGTTGAAGGGGAACCATAATGGAGCCAGGGCGTTTCAGGCATCGCATCATGATCCAGAACTTCGAAACCGTTGAGTTGCCCTCCGGGCAAGAAAAAGAGGTCTGGGTTGATGTAGCTATCAAAAAAATTCCCGCCGAAGTAAAAGCCATCAGCGGCCGTGAATTGATGGCCTCCAGCGCTGAGAAGTCAGAGGCAACCGTACGAATCTGGATGCGTTACCGGGACGATGTGTCCAGCGCTTCACGCGTGGTTTTTCGTGGGTTGGCCTATGAGATTGAGTCAGCCCTGCCGGATGTTCGCCTGACGCGCCTGGAGCTACTTTGCAAAACGGGGGTGAAGATATGATCGGCGGAAAACTGGATTTCTCCGGCCTGCTGGACTTATCAAAAGAGCTTGAGGTGCTCAGTAAGGCAGAAAGCAACAACGTTTTACGGCAGGCCACCCGCGCTTCTGCGGCTGTTTTCAGGGATGAGGCTCGACGCCTGGCGCCGAAGCGTACCGGCAAATTGGCTCGAAATATCGTTGTTGTAAGCCAGCGCGGCCATCAGGGCGAGGCTGTTGCCGGTGTTCATGTGCGGAGTCAGGGGAAGGCCGGTAATCGCAATAATGCGTTCTACTGGCGTTTTGTTGAATTGGGTACGTCAGACATGGTGGCAATCCCATTTATTCGCCCCGCTTATGACGGTAAGCAGGAGGAGGCAGCGCGTGCCGCTTTCGACAAAGCCAACGCTGCAATCGACAAGGTGCTATCCAAATGACTGAAGCCGATATCAAGCCATTGCTCAAGCCGCTGGTTGGCGGGCAGGCATACCCTTATGTCGTCAAACTGACAGCTGAGGGTAAGCCGGCAGTGAATCCCCCGTGGATCGTGTATTCGTTACCCAACGAGAATTCGGCGGACGTGTTTTGCGGCACGGCTGAAACGGCGGTTATGGTTCAGGTCGATGTCTATGCCGCCACCGTGGATGAGGCAACGGCCATCCGGGCATTAGCGCAGCAGGCGGTTAAACCACTGGCACCGGCAGAAATGCGCGCCTTCAAAGATTATGAACCTGCGACAGCCCTTTACCGCGCCTCATTCGAATTCAGGGTGTGGCAATAAACTAAATCCCCTCTACCAGCCGCCTCCGGGCGGTTTTTTTATGTCTGGAGAAAACACATGACCAGTAAGTTTGAAAAAACGCAGGGAACGAAAGTCTCTATCTCGTCTGCGGAAGCGATTTCGGTAGATGATCCAAGCATCACCTGGCTTGAAGCCCAATGCGCCACCAAGGAAATCACCTACACCGCTGGGCAAAAAGCCGATATCGACGTAACCACCCTGTGTTCGGAAGAGCAGGAAAACACCAACGGCCTGCCGTCTCCGGGTGAGATGACCATTAACCGTAACTGGGTAGGGGACGAGGAGGCACAGGAATCACTGCTGACCGCCTACGAAACTGATGAAAAACGCGCAATCAAAGTCGTTTTCCCCTCTGGTAACGGTTTTATCTACCTGGCTGAAGTCCGTCAAAACAGTTGGTCCGCGGCGACCTCCGGTGTGGTTTCTGCCTCGTACACGTTACGCCTCAAAGGTAAACCGAAGCGCATCAAGGCATCCGATAACGTGCCGGTGACCGGGGTAACGCTCACGCCGACCAGCGGCAATCTTGCAGTGGGCGGCACCACGACCTTTGCCGTAAACATTGCGCCGGCCAATGCCACGAATAAGGGCTTTACCCTGATCTCATCCGTTCCGGCACGCGCCACGGCAGCCGCTAACGGCCTGAATGTGACAGTCACGGCGCCGAATGGTTCCTCCACTGCCGGCGCAGCAAACATCACCGTTAAAACCAGCGACGGCGACTTTACCGCAACGTTTGCGGCGACCGTAACCGCATAATCGGAGACCAGTAAATCATGGCCGTTAAAAAGAAATTTGACCTCAAAGCGCTGGTCTCAGCGCCGCAGTCTGGGTTCCGCACCAAAATCGTTCCGGTTAAGGAATGGGAAGGGGCAAAAGTTGTATTGCGCGAGCCTTCTCCTGAAGGTTGGGGCCGGTGGCGGGAAATAATGACCCCACCTGACCCGAAAGAGGGTGAGCAGCCTGTAAAACTGTCCATCTCGGAAGAAACGCAGCGAAATATCCGTGCCGATGCGGTGATGTTTATTGACGTGTTGCTGGATGAGGATCGGCAACCTGTTTTCGCATTGAGTGAGTTGGAAGACGTTATCGCGTTTTATGGCCCGGTGCATGCCCGCCTGCTTAAGCAGGCTATGGACCTGACCACCTCGCCCGAGGAAGCTGAAAAAAAGTCCGAGAGCCAGACACCCAATTCATGATGAAGCTTGCGCTTCGCCTGGGAAGAACCCTGGGCGAACTCAAGCAATCGATCAGCATGAGTGAGCTACGCCTGTGGGCCGCCTATGACCGGATAAGCCCGATTGGGGATGAGCGCGGCGATTTCCATGCTGCTCAGGTAGTTGCAGCCGTCCATAACGCTCAGCGTGACGCGAAAAGTCAGCCTGTTGACTTCAACGACATGGTGATTAAGTGGTGCGCCAAGGACGATGGGCCGGAGGAGAGTTTGACCGGTTTGGAGTCCTGGCTCGATGAAATGGCTGGATAACCCGCTTAGGCGGGTTTTTTTATGGGTGAAATATGGCTTCTTTGCGCGAACTAATTATCAAAATATCGGCGAATTCCAGCTCGTTTCAGACTGAAATTTCCCGCGCGTCACGCATGGGAGCCGACTATTACAAAACGATGGAGCAGGGGAACCGCAGAGCCGAATACGCTACCCGGCAAAGCCAGCGTGCGCTGGCCGATCTCAACGGGCAACTGGCCACCGTGCGACAAACTGCTATGGGTATGGCGGGTGTATTCGCCGGCGCTTTTGCTACTGGCCATCTGATTAACCTGGCCGATCAATGGAACCAGGTTAACGCCCGCCTGAAACAGGCTTCACAATCGTCCGATGACTTCTCCAAAAGCCAGCAAACCCTGATGGCAATTAGTCAGCGTACCGGCACAGCATTTGGGGATAACGCCAGCCTGTTTGCCCGATCTGCGGTTTCCATGCGTGAATTTGGTTACGCGTCGGACGATGTGCTGAAGGTGACCGAGGCTATTTCTACGGGGCTGAAGCTATCGGGAGCTGGAACCCAAGAGGCCAGTTCCGTAATTACGCAATTCAGCCAGGCGTTGGCGCAGGGGGTATTGCGCGGCGAGGAGTTTAACTCGGTCAATGAAAACGGCGATCGCGTGATCCGCGCATTGGCGGCGGGTATGGGCGTTGCCCGCAAAGATTTGAAGGCGATGGCGGATCAGGGGCTGTTGTCCATTGATAAAGTGGTTCCTGCATTGCTTAGCCAGCTTGGCACTTTGCAAAGTGAATTTGCGGCGATGCCGAGCACGGTCAGCGGATCTATCACCAAAGTAGAAAATGCCTTCCAGCAATGGGTGGGTGGTGTTAATGAAACCAGCGGTGTTACAGCTGCACTTTCAAGCACCCTCGATGGCCTGGCTGGCAATATTGATGATGTGGCAACTGCGCTGGGCGTTCTGGTTTCTATTGGCGCCATGCGTTATTTCGGCGGATTAGTCACCAGCATGGGGACAGCAACCGCCGGCATGATGTCCGCCTACCGTGCAGAGGTTGCCGTTGCTGCTGCCCAGGTTGAAGGCACTAAAACGGCGACGGCGGCGGCCCGCGCAACGCTTTACCGTGCGCAGCAGGCGAAAGCTGCTGCCGTGGGGATTGAGCAACAGATTGTGGCAGAGCGACAACTGGCCGTGGCTCAAAGCCAGCTATCGGCAAGTGTTGGCGCCCGCAGCGCGGCCCAGACCCGGCTTAACTCGGTAACGTCGCTGGGCGCTCGCCTTGGCGGCAGTCTGTTAAGTGTTGTGGGTGGGATACCCGGTATTGTGCTCGGTGTTGGTGCCGCATGGATGTACGTCAACGAGAAAAACGAGCAGGCCCGCAAAGTGGCGCTGGCTTATGGCGATACCGTCGAGCAGGTGAAAAAACAAATGTCCGGCATGTCACTCGCCGGCTTGCAGTCTACTGCTGTTGATGCCAGCAATTCGATCACCGCGCAACGTGCTGAGATTGCCAAGACTGAGGAGCAAATCCGCAAGCTGAAAGACAGCGTGTCGGCATTAACTCAAATGGAAGCGGGAGCAAAGGAAAGCCCGTGGATGAGTCGGATCAACACCCTGATGACGCTGGAAGATATCCAACAGGCGTTAATTGAAGCACAGGGTGAACTCAGCCAAAAGAATTACGTTCTGGAGCAGCAAACCGACAAATTGCGGGCAACAGAAGGGTTGCGCACCCAGGTATTGAACGAGTCCATCAGTAAAACAGCGGCATTGTCTGGCGCCGTCGGCTCACTTGCCGGTATGTATGCTCAGCTCAACCGTGTAACAGGGCTGGCCACCTCTGCGGCCCTACCGGCATTTCCTGGTATGCAATTGCCGAAGCTGGACACGAAGCAGCAGGACGCAATGACTCGCGCTATGCGCGATCAGCAACTTGCCGGTTTAAAAGGAATCGACAAGGTGCGCTTGTCAGCCACCTTTGAAGCGGATGATCTGAAACTCCCCCCAGGTCGCTACGAGCAGTATGTTGCGGCCAAAGTCGGCGCAGAGCAGCAAACAGAAGCACTCACGGCAGCAACCAAAGCCCAGCAAAAAGCCGAGCAGGATGCCGCCAGTGCGGCGAAAAAATCCGCCACCGTTACCGGTGAATATCAGCAAAAAATCGCCAACCTGAACAAAGAAATTCAGGTAGAGCGGGTGAGGCTGAAAGAAGGTGATGCGGCCGCAGCGCTATTTTCCGCATCGCTGGAGACCGGCAGTAAATGGACGGGGGCGCAACGTGCCGAGCTGGAGCGGCTCAATAAAACGTTAACGGAGGCAAAGCAGCGCTGGGATGACCACAACGCGGCGATCGCCTCTGACCCTTACCGCCAGGCATCGCAAACCCGAAAAGAATCAGAGGATCAGCTACAGCGCCAGATTGCCGGCAATGAAATTAAGAGTGCTGAAGAGCTGGCACGCCGTAAGCAGGAAATCAATACCACCTACCTCAATGCGATAGCAGAGGCAAACCAACGCAACGCGGTAACCGGCAATCAGGAGCTGGCCGGTAACGTTGACCCCTTGCAGAACATTGAAAACCAATTGGCCAAACGGCAAGCCCTGATCGAAACCTACGCCACTGCCGGCGTTATTTCAGAACAGCGCAAAAACCAGCTGATCTTGGCTTCTGAAAATGAAACCAACGAACAGCGATACCAGGCGGCTATGGCCCTGTATTCCTCGCAGGGCGATATGCAAAAGTTGGCTGTGGATCTGTTCCAAAGTTCTCAGGAACGCGTCACCAACATGCTCACCGGCATGCTCACCGGAACGCAGACGTTTAAAGAGTCCATGCTCAATCTGTTCTCCACGCTGACGCAATCCATCATCAAAAATTTGGTGGATATGGCAGCGCAGGCGCTGATTACAAGCACCATTATGCAAACCATTACCGGTATTTTTGGTGGGGTTGCAGGCGGTGCCGCTGGTGGGGCCTCAGCTGCTGCGGGGAGCACCGGCGCTATGGGGATGAGCACAAGCTATATGGCGTATGCCAAGGGCGGGGTTGTTGCATCCAGCGACCTGAGCCAATTCAGCGGCCAGGTCGTCAGCAGCCCTACGATGTTTGCGTTTGCTAAAGGGGCGGGGCTGATGGGTGAAGCGGGGCCAGAGGCGATCATGCCATTGACCCGCGCCGCCGATGGTTCATTGGGCGTTCGTGCCATATCCCAGGGTGGGGTTGGCGGCGGTGGCGGCGGTGCACCGCAGGTATACATCAATATCAACAGCAACGGACAAGCATCTCAGACCGCAACCACGCCGGGATGGGAGCAGTTTGGGAGCGAGATCGGCCAGTTTGTCGATCAGCGTTACCGTGCGTTGCGGGATAAAGATTTAGGGCAAAACGGCGTCCTGACTCAACGGTTAGGGGGGAGGCGATGATATTGGAAGAATTTGTCTATAGCCCCCGCGTAAACCCGACTGGGGATATCACCCAGCGGGTGCGCGAGGTGCAATTCGGCGATGGGTACAAACAGCAGTCCGGCGACGGCATTAACGGCGAGCACCAGAGCTGGCCGCTGACGTTCGTCGGCAACTGGCAATACATCGTCGGTATCCGCAGTTTCCTGAAACGGCATGAGGGATTTCGGGCTTTCAAATGGCGAAACCCGCTCTTCGAGTTGGGGCTGTACACCTGTAACGGGCATCAGGTTACTGCGATGGGGAAAAACTCACGCGGCGAACCGATGTACCAGATCGCCGCAACGTTTGAAACTGCAAATAGACCATAGGATCAACCATGAGCATTAACGCAGATCTACAGCTTCTTGCGCCGGGGAAACGGGTGTATTTGTTCCACGTTGACGGCAGCATGTTCGACGGGCCAGAACTGTTTTTTCATAACTATCCGATCCCGTATACAGAAGCAGAGTTGGTTGCCGCCGGCAGTGATCCGAACTTGCTGCCGGCGAAATCTATCTGGTGGCAGGGGCAGGAGTACAAGCCGTGGCCGGTGGAAGCAACAGGTTTCGAAGTCACCAGCGATGGCAGTGCACCCACACCCACGTTGAGCGTGGCGAACCTCGACGGAACAATCTCAGCCATGTGCCTGGCATATCAAAACATGGCTCAGGCCAGAGTCACTCGGCACTATACCTTTGCGCAATATCTGGATGCCAGAAATTACCCGGACGGTAACCCAGAAGCTGATCCCACCAAAGAAAAGTTGGATGTTTACTACATCGAAAACAAAACCAGCGAAGACGATGAGGTGATTCAGTTTCAGCTGTCATCGCCGGCAGATTTGCAGGGCATGCAGATCCCCTCACGTCAAATCCATAGCCTATGTACCTGGTGTATTCGTGGGCAGTACAGAGGCCCATCATGCGGCTATACCGGCACGAACTATTTTGATCAGGACGGCAACCCGGTAGACGACCCGTCAAAGGACGACTGCGGCGGCCTGCTCAGTGACTGCAAAAAACGCTGGGGAGCAACAGAGCAATTGCCGTTTGGCGGTTTCCCCGGTTCCGCATTGCTGAAGAGGTGATGATGCGTAAACAGATTATCAGCGCCGTTCTGGCGCATGCGGCGGCGGAGTATCCGCGCGAGTGTTGCGGGCTGGTGGTGCAGAATGGCCGCAGGCAACGGTATATTCCTTGTCGCAATCAGGCACCGGAGCCAACCGAACAGTTTAGCCTGGCGCCAGAGGATTACGCCGCCGCTGAAGATGCCGGCACAATCGTTGCGATTGTTCACAGTCACCCCGATGCCACGACCCAACCCAGCCAACTCGATATTGCCCAATGTGACCTGTCACAATTGCCGTGGATCATCGTCAGTTGGCCGGAGGGAGATATTCGCGAAGTCATGCCAACGCAGGGCATTAAGCCACTGCTGGGCCGTCCGTTTGTACATGGGTTTTGGGACTGCTACGCCATAATCCGGGATTGGTATCAGCTCGAGCGTGGCATCACGCTGCCAAACTTTAAACGGACAGATGGCTGGTGGGATAGGGGGGAAAACCTCTATATGAAACTCTACGCCGAGGCGGGTTTCGTGCCGACCTCGGGCGAGGTACAGATCGGTGACGTAATCGTTATGCAGGTTCAGGCACCGGAGCCGAATCACGCAGGCGTCTACCTGGGCGATGGGTTGATGGTGCATCACATGTACGGCCAGCTCAGTACGCGCGTACCTTATGGTGGGTACTGGTCAGAACGGACGATCACCATTTTGCGTTACAACGGCTGATCAACTGCTATCATATGGACGTGGAATTCTATAGGGATAATGGAAATGAATAAGAAATTTTTAATTTTTATTGCGGTGGTTATTTTGTTCTTGGCTTTTGTGTTCTTCTATCCAAAAAAGAAGATAGATGATACCCCTGTTAACACGAACACCGCCTCTAGCCTCGTGGAAATTGGTCAGTCTGCGGTATTAAAAAGCCTAAAAGATCCTGGCTCGGCTAAATTTGGATACTCTTACCAAGGTAAGGACAGATTTACCTTATGTGGCACTGTAAACGCAAAAAATGGTTATGGTGGATATACAGGGGATACGCGTTTTATCTATTCTTTGGAAAATGGTCAGTTGGTGTTCGATGATGGTAATGGCGGGTTTTCTGAAACATGGGGGAGTATGTGCGATAAGGCAAAACCCAAGATATTAGTGAACTAAAGATTAAAACCGCTTCGGCGGTTTTTTTATTGGAGACCGTATGCCGATATTAATTCCGGAAGTGAAATTTATACGTCTTTATGGCGTACTTGGTGCAAAATTTGGTCGCGTTCATCGCTTAGCGGTAGATACTCCAATTGAAGCCTTGAAAGCCCTAAACGTAATAATCCCAGGATTCCAGCGATTCATGCTTGAAAGTAAAGAGCGTGGACTTACCTTTGCAGTTTTTGAGGGTAAGCGTAACCTCGGAAAAGATGATTTACCCCTCCAAGCCAATGGTACAGATATACGTATAGCGCCCATAATTATTGGCAGTAAAAAAGCAGGGATATTTCAAACAATATTGGGCGCAGTATTAGTGGTTGCAGGAGCTATCGCACAGTTTGTTTATGGGCAGCCGTGGGGGACAAACTTAATGATGATGGGCGGTTCCATGATGCTCGGCGGCGTCATTCAAATGCTTTCGCCCATGCAGGGCGGACTGGCTTCACGTCAAGACCCAGATAATAAACCGTCATATGCCTTTGGCGGGCCAGTCAATACCATTGCGCAGGGTAACCCGGTTCCGATCCTCTACGGCAAGCGCCGCATTGGTGGTGCCATTATCTCCGCTGGCATCTATGCAGAAGACCAGCAGTAATTAGAAACCGCTGATTTACTGAACCCGCTCCGGCGGGTTTTTTTACGCCTGGAGAAAAGTATGCACGTTATTGAAGGCCGGAAAGGCGGAAGCAGTAGCCCCAGCACCCCGACAGAATCACCCGACTCGTTGCAGTCCACTTCGTACGCAAAAATGCTTCTGGCGTTGGGGGAGGGAGAGTTTGCCGGTGAACTTGATGGTACCCGAATTTTTCTCGATGGCACTCCGCTGACGTCAGCAGATGGTACTGAAAACTTCCCTGGCGTGAAGTGGGAATTTCGCCCAGGTACGCCGCATCAGGATTACATACCTGGCATGCCTGATGTTGAGAACGAAATTACAGTTAGCACCGAACTGACGAGCGATCGGGACTGGGTGCGATCGGTGACCAATACTCAACTTTCTGCCGTTCGACTGCGTTTTTCTTGGGCTCAGTTACAGCAGCAGAAAGATAACGGGGATGTAGTCGGGTACCGCATTGAATATGCGATCGACGTTGCCACTGATGGCGGCACTTATCAAGAAGCCCTGCGCACTGCCATTGATGGCAAGACCACGACCAAATATGAGCGCAGCCATCGCATCGATCTGCCGGCGGCCACAACAGGGTGGCAAGTGCGTGTCCGTCGCCTGACGCCGAACAGTACCAGTAACCGGGTTGCCGATAAAATGGTGGTTGAAGCCATTACGGAGACGATAGACGCCAAGCTGCGTTACCCGGAAACAGCGTTGCTGTTTATCCAGTTCGATGCGAAACAGTTCCCCAATATTCCCCAGGTATCCAGCGAGCCAAAAGGGCGCATCACTCGAGTGCCTTCGAACTACAACCCCGAGACACGGGAATATACCGGCACATGGGATGGGACATTTAAAACAGCCTGGACGAATAACCCCGCCTGGATAACGTATGACTTGATGATAAATGACCGGTTCTCGATCGGAACTCGGGTGAAGGCGGAAAACCTCGCGCTGACAAAATGGGACTTGTATCAGATAGGCCAGTACTGCGATCAGTTAGTGCCTGATGGCCGGGGCGGCGACGGGAAAGAGCCACGTTTTCTTTGTGACGTTTATATCCAGTCACAAGAGAATGCATGGAACGTACTACGCGACATCGCGTCTATTTATCGCGGCTCTACGTTCTGGGCAAACAACGGCATGAATGTCCTGGCCGACATGCCCGCCGATGTTAAATACATTTTCACCCGCGCCAACGTTAAAGATGGCAAATTTACCTATTCAAGCGCCAGCGAAAAAACGCATTACAGCACTTGCATGGTTAGCTGGAGCGACCCGGCAAACGGCTATCAAGACGCTATAGAACCAGTTCCAGAGCAGTCACTGATACGGCGCTATGGTATCAAGCAGGCCGACCTGACAGCTATTGGGTGTACTCGAAAGTCTGAGGGCATTCGTCGTGGGAAATGGCTGCTTCATACCAACGACAAGGATCGCCTGGTGTCATTCACTGTGGGGCTTGATGGCAAAGTACCGCTGCCTGGTTGGATTATTGCCGTAGCTGATGAAATGCTGGCTGGACGCCCGCTCGGTGGCCGTATCAGTTCCGTTGATGGACGCAATATCACCCTTGATCGCGTTTCCTCAGCAGCAGCTGGCGAACGTTTGATTTTGAACCTGCCAAGCGGGAAAGCGGAGGGGCGAACCATTGCAGCGGTATCGGGTAAAACCGTTACGGTCACGACGGCGTATTCTGAGATGCCGGTTGCCGAGGCGGTGTGGGCGGTTGACGCGTCAGACCTCGCGCTACAGCAGTTCCGCGTAACAGGCATTAAAGAAGGGGATGATGGGGTATCGTTCGATATTACCGCCGTCGAGCATGACCCGAATAAATTTGCAAAAATCGATACCGGCGCGCGGATTGAAGACCCGCCAATCAGCGTGATCCCGCCCGGCGTGCAGCCGCCACCGACCAATGTACAGATCGGAGAGTCGTCAGCCATTATTCAAGGGCTGGCCGTAGCCACACTGCGTGTTACATGGGATCGGGCTGAAAGCGCTATTGCCTATGAAGCAGAATGGCGCCGGGACAACGGCAACTGGATACCGGCACCGCGTACGTCAACACTCGGCTTTGAGGTTTCCGGTATTTATGCTGGCCGCTATCAGGCCCGAGTGCGTGCCATCAACCCTTCCGAAATTTCGAGCGTGTGGGCGAACGCGCCAGAGATGACGCTGACAGGTAAACAAGGAGAGCCGCCGGCGTTAGCCAGCTTCACGACGGTAGGCCAGGTGTTCGGTATCGTCTTGAATTGGGAGTTCCCGCTTGGCGCCGAGGATACGCAGCGGACTGAAATCTGGTATAGCCCGAACTCAGATGGCAGCAACAAAATGCACCTGGGTGATTATGCCTACCCACAGCGTAGCCATACGATGACAGGGCTGGCCGCCGGCGTTAATTTCTGGTTCCAGGCACGTCTGGTGGATAAGCTCGGGAATACTGGCCCGTGGACGGGCTGGGTGCAGGGTACGTCGAGTGACGACGCCAGCGAGGTGCTGGGCTATCTGAAAGGGAAAATCACCGAAACGGAGCTGGGACAGGAGCTGCTGGGACCGGTAGAAGATGCAAGCAAATTGAAGGACATGTGGTCTGTCAAAGTAGGTCAGACCGTGGACGGTAAGTTGTACACTGCCGGGATCGGCGTTGGCGTTGAAAACACACCGGAGGGCATGCAATCACAGGTATTGATTCTCGCTGACCGATTCGCCGTGCTGAATACTGTCGATGGGCAGGGTTCTGAAGTTTCTGTTCCGTTTGCTATTGAGGATGGACAGGTGTTTATGAATCACGCATTCATCAAGGATGCGACGATTGATAGCGCCAAAATTGCCCAGCAAATACAATCGTCAAACTATATTGATGGTCAACGCGGATGGGCCATTAATAAAAATGGTAATGCGCAGTTCCAGCAAGTCACAGTGCGTGGTTCAGTGTATGCGGAAGCAGGTTATTTTAATAACGGGACAATAGGCAATTGCCACATCCTTGAAAACTGCGTTATCGACGGAAAATTGTCAGCGGCAAATATTGAAGGTAACCTTGTTCAAGGAAATACGTTCAGTTTCCTGCTTGCAAATACAAACAGTCAGAGAATCATTCGCTATGAAGGTAATCCGCTAATGCCCATGCGGATTTATGGTTATGTGATGGCTGTAATGAGTCGGCAACAGAAAACAAAAGTTTACTTCAATGGTAATGAAGGATCAGCAGTCGATGGGTTATTCCTCGCAAGTAACGGGGATTCTGCAAGCAACTATTCATATACGACAATGTTCAATTTCTCCCGCGACGTAGCCAAAGGTGAAGGGCTTGACATTAACGTACATGCAGGGGCGCTAAATCAGGGGGCGGGAGAGTCTACTAAATATACGGTAATGATTTGGGCCACGCCGCAAAACAGTGGCTTCTCGGTGGAATATCCATAATTGAAATAACATTTAAATAATAACCCGCTTCGGCGGGTTTTTTACTGGAGAAAATATGGCTGTTTTAATCAGCGGTAAACTCATCGGCCCGAATGGCGATCCGCGCCCCGGTGTAACCATTATGCTGACAGCGGTCAAAACGTCATCGGCAGTAGTTCACCTGGCGCCGTCCAGCTCCACTACTGGCCCTGATGGTAGTTATTCACTGTCTGTCGAAGTCGGCACGCATAACGTAATGATTGAGGCGTATGGGCGCCCATTCGAGAAAGTTGGCCAGATAACGGTTTATAGCGACTCAAAGCCAGGGACGCTTAATGATTTTCTGACCAGCCCAGGGCAAGAGGAATTAACGCCGGCGATTGTGGCGATAGTTGATGATATGCGGGCCGCCGCCGCCGTATATGCACAGCAGGCGATGTCAGCTCGTGATCAAGCTATGGACGCTGCCTCAGAAGCTCAAAACATTGCTGATGCTAATACCTACTATATCTCGCCTACCGATCCTGATGGAACGATTTCTGGCGTTGCAGGGACCCCGGACGGAAAAATGTTCCGTGTCGCAATTAGAGATGAAGAGGGGCAGGGTGTAATTTTTAATTATTATAAAAATGAAGGGGGGAGTGCAGTCTTTATTAACGCTGAATCAAGCAAACGTCATCTTGACATGGTTATAGAGGAAATTAATAACCTGGTAGGATTTTCTCAATTAGTTGGTTTGGACAGCCTGACAGGGTCTAATTATATCCGCAAAGCGGATGGTGTACGTGTACCCTCGACGGACTGGAGAAATTCGACGTATATTTCAGTGAAAGCAGGCAAGAAAATAAATCTGACTGCTTCAAATAATAATGCTGCCGTTGCAAATATCGCATTTTACGATGCAAGTCAAGCTTTCATCTCTGCGGATAACGTAGGCGTCGGGTCAACAGTGAATACACGTATGTTCACTGTTCCGGTTGATGGATTCGTTATTTTGGCTACGCGTATCGCTACCTCGATGAATTTCGAATGCGAGTTAATTAACGATGTGATGACGACTGGAAATAAAGACAAGCCAGGCGGATATGTCTCTCGTGAGACTTTTGTGGATGTTATTGGCAATGTGTCATCTGGGGAAGGCGCTAACGCGTTTACTAATTCTGGTTATGTCAGCGTGAGTAACCCAAAGGAATATCCAACCGCTTCGGAAACTGCGCTCTCTACGGATTTCATAAAAGTCTCTAAAGGAGATACCGTTCATACTAATCTTGCCATATCTTCAGCGGCGTATGCCGTTGCGTTCTTTACGAGTAATAGCCCGTCAACATTCTTTAATGGCGTGATCGGTGTGAGCAATGAGGCTGTATTGGAATATACATACCTCGCGCCTGCTGATGGCTACGTTGTTTTGAGCACTGCGTCAACCGTCCTACCCACTGCGGTAGCAGGCTCTAACTATTCGATTGGGAAAGAAATTCTTAACCGAAGCGTTATCGATTCCGCCATGGATTTCGCCATTCCGAGCGTGAATAACCTGGTCGAAAATGGTATGTCCGATGTGTACTACGCCGATGTGGACGCAAAATTAACAGCCGTGGTAACTGAGGATGTTTATGTGCTCGTCTCAGGGGAGATGGTTGCTAACAGTAGTCGTCGCTCATTTGCCGTCACACTAGCCGCTGGCGAATCTCTTTACGCAAAGGTCAACATTGGGGTGACATCCGCCACATCCGAACGGGGGGCACCGGTTCTATCCCGATTTATTTCTTCCGGTGTATTTGAGCCGCTGACTTTCTGTTTCTCTACGGGTAACGTATACACCGAACACATGTACACCGCAGATCAAGCATGTACCATTTATGTTGCGGCCTATAAAACTGAAGGATCGTTGCCGCCGATTATTCGTAAACGTAAATATGCGAAAGGGGATAAAACAAGGCATTTTACGTATACATCTCCAGTTTTTGACGAGGGAGTTTTGCACTCTATCTCTAATAACGGACGCTTAGATACCAATGTTGCATACATTACCACGCCATTAATTCCGGTTAAGAAAGGTGATGTTGTTACAGCGATGACCGCACAGAATTCCTCTGCTGTTGGGAGCAATCAGTTGATGGGCGTTAAATATGATGAGGTTGGAAAATTTATAAAAGGAACGCTGCAATTCACGTTTAACGCCAATACGGAATACGGTTATGCTGTAACAGAAATAACCGAAGATGGTTTTATTGCAGTCAACCATTACACTTTAGGCGGTCTTGCCTCGCCTAAAGTTGTCGTATTGAGTAAAGGTGACGCATTGAGATATTCAATTAAAGCGCCTGCGTCAAATCCATACGGCGATATTTATCCAGGGAGGGGATATAAAGAAGATGGTACTTTAGGTAAAGATAACGCCGGTGTAACGTATTTATTCGACAGGCTAATGACTCCGATGGATGCCACGATAACATTATCTTTCAATGCAACATCAATTAGTAGGTATCTTGTAAAATTAGATGCTAATAGAGGTTTGATTAGAACTACCACACTTCCCGTTGGCATTAACACTTTTTCTTTAACACAACTATTTGATACGCCAGAGGTTGAGTTTGTCGGAGTCACTCACGGATCCGATGGTCGGGTAGACACAACATCAATGAATTTTTCTGTTGAAAGCAGGAGAGGTGAGGAACTATTCTTTGAGTTATCAGAGCCTGTGTACAATCTGTATAATTTAGCTGGGCGGCCGGATAAAACATTAGCATATGATTATACACCGCTACTTCAGAAACTTTGCTTTCAAATGGAAAGACAAAAACGTGGTAAAGTATATTTTGAAAGTGGTGTGTATAAAGTATCTGGATGTTATGTGAAAAGTTTTAACCACTTCTTCGGGGATGGAATGCATAACACCAAAATATCCGGGGCAGACGTTCCTTTTAAAAACGAAAAGCTGAGCAACAAAGTTTACGAAAAAATAACTTTCGAGAACTTGGGGTTTGATTTAGACCTTCTTCCTCAACGCGCAGGACGGGCTATTAATATGGAATACGTCAAAGACCTGGTTGTGCGCAACATATGGATACATAAATCTCTAATCACCGGTTTTGGTGTAGATATGATGATATCCGGAGTTCTCGACAATATTGTCACTGAAGGATGCGGGCAGAACCAACAAGATGGCTCATGTGCAGGCATGGGTATCGGGGTCGGCGCGTTCCTCACGGGGCAGGAACCTATCCAGGTCATTAACTGCATCAACCGTAACAATTTCGGCCACGGTATGTTTTTCGAGTGGCATAACCACAGGGAGAGCAGCGGTGAAACTGTCATAGGAGATTTCCCTGTTGGCATCCAAGTTGTCAACTGTTACAGCGAAGGTAATGCCGTTGGATTCGGTAACGCCGGCGGCAATGGTGTATCGTTCGTCAACTGCACCGCTTTCCGAAATTTGAACGGTTTCGCGGCAGATAATGGCAGTGTGGTTAGCGGCGTACGCTACGGTAAGAATGCGTTGTTCGCTGACTGCAAGGCTATCGAAAACGGGGAAAGCTTCATCCAGAACCCTTACTTTATACCTCGCCAGATGGGTTATGGTAGCGGCAACGGTTTTGCTATCTATAAAACAGCGAGCTATACCGACCCAGAAATTGGGGATAACGCCCGTGGATATTACTTTAACAACTGCATTTCCGAGGACAATGAGACCTATGCTCTACGTGTCTCCGTCGCACCTGGCGTAACTACTCCTGTCAAAGACGTGCAGATTAACGGTGGGTCATTCTCGCGGAGTGGTGGAAGCGGTATTCAAATCAGTGCGGCTACTGAAAACCTATTCATTCGTGGTTGTCTCAACGTGGACAACGGGGAAAACGGAATTGGGATTGGCGCACAGATTATCGACGGCATTATTAAGGATAATATTGTAAAGGGTAATGCCAAGGGGATCACGGCTGGCGCGGCGGCATCTGTGGACACAACTATCGTTAGGGATAATATCGTTAAAGGGAATATTCTGGATTTAGAGAACGTCACTAACTCCTAATCTAACAGCCGGGATGGACCCCGGCTACTTTATCAAAGGTCGGTAACTAACCACTGATCAGACTCTTCGAACATCTCTTCAAGCATACGATTAAGCTTCTCTCTGTCGCTTTTGTTGGCGTCGGAGTTGAGGCCATTGGCCTGCATTGGCTTAACTCTCACATCGGCATCGGGGAAAATCCGATGCACCCGCTTAGTCAATTCTGCTTTGATTATCTCTGCCGCGTCAGGCAATCCATTAACATTACGTTGGTCAAAGACAAGTTCTACAAACATATTTCCTCACAAAACAATTGACTGTATAAATATACAGTATTGTTGTTCTTGATGCTGTGGTTAGTCAAGTGGGTAGCGAGGGGGCATGAAATAGCGCATTATTGTGTGTACATAATTGCGTACCATAAAATATTTTTATAAAAATAAATTCATGAAAATCAGTTGGTTTTCCGTGTTGTTTTGTAATCGTGGATGTAGAATGTGGCCGGTGCCTTACTGCTCAAAATCGCATCTCTCAGGTGGCGTAGGGAATATGTCTCTATTGTAACGGCGAGATGCACGATGCCAAGCGGTGGTTAGCGTTAATCGTCCAAATGCGAAGGATTACGCATTGCGGTAGTAGTTCAGGCGCTGATGAAAGTAGGGGCGTAAGTGTTCGGGGACTTGTTCTTCAGCGCTGGTGGCGTTGGAAACAATGCCATAACGTTCGTTATAAATGACGCTGATAGCGAGTAAATCGGCTTCAATTTTTTCACGTTCTGCCTGCGGTAAGCTATCCAGCTTTCGACCCATATTCTTCTCCCTGTGAACTAAAGGGCATCATAGGATCGTTAGCGGCACTTGTCCCTACCCCATTCAGGGGGGAAGCCTCACAAGGCCCGCGACCCTGCCTGAAGGCTGTGGCCAGACGCGGCAGTGGCATGATAGCTATGTGAGGTTTGCGCCGTGAGCGCCTCCTGGCTTTGCTGATGGTCGCGTTCGATGACTCGATTGACCGACAGAACGCTGCCGAACACCGCCAGCCAGAAAACGCTGCACAGGACCAAAATGCTCAACCAGGCTTTTTGGTTATAGCTCATAGAAACTCCTGACGATAAAAGTAAAAGGTATTTACCGGTAAATTAAATCAGAGCTTGTATCAATGGTCGATAAACGGCGTTGTTTAATATGGGGTGCTTTTTATTGAATGTGTTACAAAATGCCATAACGGTGTTTCAGGATATTCCTTAAGATAATATTAAGAAAAGATAACTCAATGCCACTGAGTTCCATTTAATATTCGTTTAATTATCTCCGCATACAATTAGCGACATTCAATGCCAATGTGGGTACATATTATGAAAACGCTGCTATTGACCGGCGCTACCGGCTTTCTTGGTGGTGCAGTCCTTGAGAAATTACTGAATGAAAATCAGTCAATTAACTATCTGTTGTTAGTGCGTGCTGAAAGCGCGCAGCAAGGATTAGATCGCATTCGTATTAATATGGAGAAATTTAATATTGATGCTGAGTTATTTTCTAAAATAACGATAGAAAATATATTGTTGGGCGATTTAAGTGAGCCTGCTAATTTTTTGTCTGACACACGTATTAACAATGTAACGCACGTTATCAATTGTGCTGCAGTAGCGTCATTTGGCAATAACCCACTTATTTGGAAGGTTAATGTTGAAGGTACGTTAGCCTTTGCCGAGAGAATGGCGCAGGTGGAAGGATTGAAACGTTTTCTGCACGTGGGCACCGCCATGTCTTGCGCGCCCGAGCCGGGTTCACTGGTGGCAGAAAGCGCAGAGTTTGAAGAAACCGCCGAGCATCTGGTGGAATACACTCGGTCCAAATCCACCATTGAACAGTTGATGCGTCAACGCTGCCCGCAACTGCCGCTGGTGATCGCCCGTCCTTCCATTGTGGTGGGGCATACTCGCCTTGGTTGCCAACCTTCCAGCAGTATTTTTTGGGTGTTCAGCATGGCGCTGATGCTGCGCAAGTTTATGTGCTCGTTGCAGGACAACATCGATGTGATCCCGGTTGATTACTGCGCCGATGCGATGGTAATGCTACTGAACAGTGAAGCGCTGGATAATGACGTTTACCACATCTCCGCAGGGGAAGAGTGCAGCGTCAGTTTTGCGGATATCGATAGCGCCATTGCCGCCGCGCTGGAAAAACCGCCGCTTGGCGATCGTTATGCACAGGTCAGTTACGAAGCGTTGCTGAAAATGCGCAAGCAGCTAAAGGATATTTTCGGGCCGTGCAACGAGCGGCTGATGCTGAAGGCGATGCGCCTGTATGGCTCGTTTGCCATGCTCAACGTTCGTTTCAGCAACGAAAAAATCCTTAAACTGGGTATGCCGAAACCGCCGCGTTTTACCGACTACATTGCCTGTTGCGTACAGTCCACTCGCGGGTTATCGATCCAGCAGCAAATGGTGGTGGATTTCAAATAAAGTCAGGGCGAGTCGCTCGCCTGACTCTATACGAAATTTATCGGGATATCGTTGCCATTACCAGGATGAAGAAGACCAGAAAACGCGACCCAGCACCACCAATTGGTCTTTGCGCTGCGCATAACTCAGATGCTCATCCTGATATTCTTCCCGGTTCAGGGAACGGATCGTCACGCCGCCGTCAGGCTGCTCGATCAGGACCTTCACCCGCAGCAGGTTGCCGTGGCGGATAGCGTAGGTTTTACCTTCGCGGATGCGGGTATCATCGGTGTTGATGCCCACCACGTCGCCGTCCTGCAGGCGTGGCTCCATGCTGGAACCGGAGATACGGATGATCCGCGCGGCATTCACCGCCACTCCCATCTTGTGCAGATAATAGCGGCGGAAGATCAGTGAGAACTCTTCACGATCAACGATTTCATAGCAACCATCACCGGCTGAGAAATCGATATCCAGCAGGGGAATTTCCACAAACTCTTCCTTGTCTTGTTCGGTATCTTCCCACACCACCGGTTTCAGGCGGGCGGGTTGAAAATCCGACTCTGCCGCCACGTTATCGAAAGGGCGCACCAGCTGTTTTTCATGGAAAACGTCAAACCAGCCTTTGGGCAGGTTCAGTTTAGCCTCGATCCGCCTGGCGAGGTTGTCGCCCAGGTTGCGGGAGGATTTCTCACCGGTGATTTGGCTTAGCGTCGGCGCGGAGGACTCAACCAGTATCGCAAACTCATTCTGGTTAACGCCTTGCCGGGCATAGCGGGCCATCAGGTCGCGCAAATTATTGCGTCTTATTTCTTTGGTTTCCATCGTCGGATGATTGCATTCTTTAGCAAAAAGGTAAATATCGTTTTTGCTAAAAAACGCTTGCGTTTAATTTAGCAATTAGCTAAACCTAAAGGGGTGGACAGCGTTCACGCAGACAGTGTAGGAGGCACTATGCAGCGCCCGAACGAGTCGGGGCAGCCCCTGCATGACGATGAGTTGCTAATGAAGACCAACAGAGAAGAAGGAATCTACGATGTTCAGTATTGA